CTAAAACAGCTTTTCAAGGTTATTCTTTGCTGTATCACCGACTGCTTGTTCTTCAAGATTGTTCTTTTGCGTATCACGACTTTTGCGTTTGTCGAGGTCAGAAACGATTTTATCCTGAACGTTGGGATAGAGATGGGCATACGTTTCCATGACAACCTTTTCCGTATCTCCAAGGCGCTCCGCTACGGCAGATATGCTGTAGCCCATATCAATGAGAATAGCTGCGTGCGAATGGCGTAAGTCGTGGATACGTATCTGAGGGAGGTTGGCATCCGCTGCAAGCTGATTTAGTTCCTTATTGAGAGTACCTTTGCCAAAATAAAATATTCTGTCTTCTGACTTCAATCCGTATAAGCGGCTTATGTAATCTTCAATTTCTGTCTGCAGGAAGTCAGGCGCAGGGACAACACGGTAACTATTTTCGCTTTTTGGTCCCGAATTTACGACTTCCCCTGCTTTCTTTTTGAAAGTTTTGTTGACTATAATTCTTCCATCAACAATATCTTTCGGGCGCAAAGCCAAACATTCTCCAACCCGGAGCCCACACCAGAACATTATTGAAAGTGCCAACTTTTTGGAGGAATTCTGGCACAGGGAGATTGCAGCATTGAACTGATCATCAGTCCAGAACTTCATTTTGTTTGCTTGCTTTTTACCCATGCTTCCTGCCGCGTGGCAAGGATTTGAACTTAGTCCATAATAGCGCACGGCGTAATTCAGTAATGCATTGAGTTGTGAATTTATCGTGTGTAAAAAGGTTTTGCTATACTTTGGTATTTCTTCGTTTTTATCTATCTTCGTTTCTCTCATCAGAGTAGACTGCCATTCTCGAATCGTTACCGGCTGAATTTTATTAACGCTTAGTTTTCCAAGATAGGGGACAATGTGATTTTCAAAAATATTCTTTTTGGTTTCCAAAGTAGTATCTACTACTCGAGTAGAAATATCTGCCAGATACAATTCATACAGAGCGGATACGGTCATGTCGCAGGAGTTCTTGCTTTGATTAAGAAAGTCACGTTCCCATTCCTTTGCCTCGCTCTGCTTCTTGAATCCACGCTTCATTTTTCGTTTTTGTTCCCCGGTCCAATCTTTATAGCAGACAAGGGCGTACCACGAATGGCGCTTTTCATCTTTGTAGACTGGCATTGAGATTATCCTTTCGTATTTTTGTAGTCTGTAATAGCTATTTCAGATATTTTTTCATCTTGTATATTGAAATCTATTTGAAACTTTTCAGAATTATTTAGGAACTCTTTTTCATTGCTCGGTTGCAATGAACCACTGTTTTTTGAAATAAGATAACCAATAACATACAAATAAGCATTACCCGACAAAAATTCAGCAGAATGTTCTACAGCTTCAGGAATTGTTTTATACTTTTGTTTCAATTCTTTTAAGTGCTTTTTTTCTTCATCTGTTGCGGAACGATTATATCCGATTCCCCAATCAAAATTACTTATGTCGTAATTAGAAAGAGCCGTTGTGGCACGGTCACCAATTTTTACATTCCTTTTGGTTTGGAGAGCAGCACCAGCTTTTTTGCTAGACTCTGTAAGCCAAATAGTATCTTGCTTCGTAGTAGCAAAGTCCGCTTCTTTTCCGGTTGAATCATAAAAAGAAAAGTCAGACTTTTCCCACGCAGCCTTTCCTGAAGAAACGCCATTTCCACACCCAACAAAAGAGACACATAAAGCGGCGGCTAAAATGAGCGAAATTGCTTTTCTGATTTTCATATTCTCTCCTCCAAATAATGAAATTTGTGTCCGTCACACAAACGCAAAATGGTGAAAAATGAAGTTTGTGTTTGCCACACGGACATAAAGCAGGACACAACTTGGACACAAAGCGGGACACAACTTGGACACAAATCCGGTACATTAAATAAACTTAAACAAAAACAAAACATAAACGAAAACAAAAAAGAAATTTATGTTGTTGATGGTGATGCCGCGGGCGCGGATGCGCGCGCGACTTTGCCGGTTCATTCCTGCTCGTTTTTTGAAGCCAGTTCTTGCTCAATGTCAAGGAGCAACCGTGTTTGGTTTTCCTGATTCTTCAGGTGACAGGAAACAGCCCATACCATTGCGACAGCGCCAACTGCCACCAGCCAAATAACAATCATGAGCGGAGTATTAAATTTGTCAAACTCCATATCTGACTTCATCGGGATAAACTTTCCCAAAATGATTCCGTCAATGAATCCGCAGACGGCGACAATAATGGCAATGATTTTGAACACACGGCTGTTTTCCGGATTTTCAATGTTGTTTTGCAAATATCTTGCAGCATTATTGTCCTCTTCGGTAAACTCATATCCGCATTTCGTACATTTCGAGGCATTCTCTCCGTTGAGCGTTTTACATTTGGGACATACTTTCATCATAACACATTTCTCCTCTTATTGACATTCTCAGCCAATAGACTATAATATTTATGGGAGAAAGCTCAACAAATTCCATTAAGAAGCCTGTTCAGTGTGCCAGCACTGGACGGGCTATTTTTATGTTGAAATATTTGGGCAAAAAAAATTTACGGTTCAAAAAAGCAATGGTGATTTTGCACAAAAACGGATAATACCGTGATTTTACGCACAACGCGGACAATGTGTACCATATGGAAAGATTCCGTTATCCTTTTTGTATCATAAGCGGAATTGTAGCTTGGCGCTGAATGATTTTGACTTTAAAGCAGGCTTGGATTGTATAGAATTGCTCTTGAAAAAGGGAAACCGGCAATGTTATTATGCGGTTGTAGCGCTACAGCCGAAATGGTGCTTCGTAAGGGGATAAGCATGAGCAGGGTATGTTCCCGCCGCCCCTTTTCTTAAAAAATTATATTTGAAATTTACAATTTACAATTTGAGCAGTGCATCGATTGTGCCAGCAGCCGGTACACTGCGTTACAAGAAAGGGATACGATGAACAACTTAATACCAATTACATACCAGAACGACCGCCCGGCGGTTTCCGCACGAGAGTTGCATGAGTTTTTGGAAGTTGGTACACGTTTCAATGATTGGTTTGTACGCATGAAAGAATATGGGTTTTCAGAGGAAACAGACTTTTACTCATTTTTGAGTAAAACCACTGAGCAAGGTGGACGCCCTGCAACTGATTATGCACTTTCGCTTGATATGGCCAAGGAGCTCTGCATGATTCAGCGCACAGAGCGTGGCAAGCAGGCACGTCAGTATTTTCTTGCGATTGAAAAGGACTGGAACAGTCCGCAGCAGGTCATGGCGCGGGCACTGAAAATGGCTGATGTGACGATTGCATCTTTGCAGGACAGCAATCGTCAGCTTGCCACCGAAGCTGTGCAGAACCGGCCAAAGGCAATCTTTGCGGATGCAGTGGCGGCCAGCGAAAGTCCTATGCTGATTGGCGAACTTGCCAAAGTGCTGAAGCAGAACGGTGTCAACATGGGAGAGCGCCGACTCTTTGAGTGGATGCGTAAAAGCGGCTATCTTATCAGCCGCGAGGGTACCGACCACAACGCTCCTACCCAGCGCAGCATGGACATGGAACTGTTCGCGGTCAAGGAAACCGCCATCACCCACAGCGACGGCCACGTTACCGTGAACCGTACCACCAAAGTGACCGGCAAAGGTCAACAGTACTTTATTAACAAGTTTTTGGGAGATAGCCAGAAGCCTGATTCTTTAGCGGCAGTAGGTTAGATTTCCAATTCATGCCGAATCATGTATAATGTGAACATACACGCGTGTATCATTAAATTTTAATCAGGTGATACATTTGGACAGAGAACAGAAATTTACGAAATTGAAAAAGGAACTTTCGGAATTAACTGAAGAGGAATTGAAGAAAGTCAAGGCTTACGTTGCGACTTTAAAAAAGCAACGTACTGCCTGACACTGTCTATTTCGTCTTCAGAGCAGTCAGAAATGTCAGCTAATATTTCCTGCGCTTTTGGATCAAGAGCTTGTTCATTTTGAACAGGCTCTTTTTTTGTGTCTGTTTTTCCTAAAAGATAATCCAGTGATACATCAAGATCGGCAGCAATGACGCGGATTTGTTCTTCTGTTGGGGTTGACTTGCCTTTTTTCCAGTTGCTGAAAAGCGCTTTGTCTCTGCCAAACAAATCAGCTATATGTTTTTTGGAGATACCTCTTTCTTTAAGCAGAATTTCAAGTCTGGTTAAATTTAACAGAACGAATCACCTCGAATTGTAAAATATGCTGATTCAATAAAAGTTGAATAAGATGCATTGAAATTCAACAATAGTTGTAGTACACTGAGGTAGTTGGCTCGTTATAAGCCTATTTATTCACCTCAGGCTTGTCCGTGCGCCCCAGCAGGTAATCCACGGAGCAGTCAAGGTAGTCGGCAATTTTAGCTAAGCTGTCAGAAGCAATCATGCGGCCATGCCGTAAATGCGACATGGTGTTAGAACCAATTTCTATATCCGAAAGCATTCTTTTAATTTGAATTTTTCGGATTTTAGAAATTTCTTTTATCCTGTCGGCTATACTTGTCGGATTGTACAAAAAGGAATCCGGCATATTGTGCAACACCTCCAAATCGCCAAATGAGGCGAAAATTCTATTTACAATCGCCCAATTTGGCGTTAATATATGAGTGTACTACAACCGTGTACTAAAGAAAGGAGTAACGAACATGGATACACTCATACCCAAAATACGTTCAGACCATGCGGCGGCTGAGTCCCAAATTTCGCAGCTCAATGCAGATATTGAGAAGCAGGCCAGTAAGATTCGAGATGCCGCGGCAAATATGACGGCTATAGAAATGCTCCGGAAGGTTCCAGAAATGCTGGAGGATTTGAAAGTAAACAACGAGTGGCTACACATAGAGCAGGAGAAATCCGCAACGCTTCGCTCATATTTGGACAGAGCAGGACTGCTTAATAGACTTGCTGCCACGTTGGATGATTTAACCGATGAAGAAATGAAGAGCGTAGTTTCATATGTGACTTTTTTAAAGAGTCAGCGCTAAAACAACCACAGCACAAAAAGTCTGGAATTTGAAGCATATCTATACCAGCTTATTCTAGCACATTTTTGTACCATTGTGAATTACAAATGTAAAAAAGGAGATGAAAAACGTGGGCAAATATGTTGTTCCAAAGTGGGCGAAGGAAGTCCGGAAAAATATGATTGATCTTGATATGAGCGTGGTCGAATTAGCGAAGTCTATTGGACGTCCGCGCGTGAATGTATCGAAAGTGTTAACTGGCAGTATGATGTGTGAACCGCTGCAGAATGAAATCCTTTCGTTCATTCAGGACCAGAAAAAGAAAGTATCTTAATCTTTCATTTTAATTTTAACGCCAAAACGAGGTGAGCGAAATGAGCTTGAATCCCACTAAAGCAGCGGACAATGTTTACTGCAAAGCTAGAAAGGCTGCGGCAAAATACAACGAACGTCTTAATAGCCGTGAGGGTGCCGCAGAGGCGCTGAACGTATCGGTCAGCACGATTTCAGATTATGAACTTGGCCTGACAAAGACCGGCGTCCCGGTAGAGGCAGTTGTCCGAATGGCTGACCTATATAATGCTCCGGAATTGCGCAACTGGTACTGCTCCCACGACTGCCCGATTGGGCGGCTGGACGTTGCGCCTGTGAAGCTGGAGGACTTAGACCGGCTTGTAATCGAGCTGCAAGACTGTTTAAAACAGGCGGGAAAAGATAGGGAAGACCTACTGGACATTGCAGCTGATGGGCGGATTGATAAAAGGGAACGCCCGCGGCTGAAAACAATTATTCGGGATTTGGATAAAATCGCAAATGGAGCAAAAGACCTGAAAATGTGGGCAGAGAAGAACCTTGAAGCATTGGAAGGAGGTGATACATAATGTGCAAATCATTTTTGCAGGCAGAAGATGTGATGAAACTTACCGGGGTAAAGCGCACCTACGCATATCAGACAATAAAAACGATGAACGAGCAGCTTAAAGCGAAAGGCGCTTACATATTTCGTGGACGAGTAGCAACAGAGTATTTCTGTAAATGTACCAAAATCAGCCCGAAGACCATTGAAGAACAACTTGGGGCATGAACGGAGGAGCTTATGTTCAACACAAAAACACTTACCGTACTTCCATGCACGGTGAAATTACTTGACCGCAGAGACAATACAGAGGGCGAGGACTTGTGCTTGCTTACGAACCTGGAAGTAGACTTTGAGGGGTTCGATTTGACCACCGAGGACGGAAAAAACGAACTGCACGTTGTTTCAGAAGAGTACTTAACCGATAAGTACGGCGCACTGGGATACCAAGTTGCTGATGTCGTCTTCGGAGAGCCTCAAAGTCTGACGATTGACCTTTTGCAGGAGGCTTTCGGAAATATTCAGGTGCCAATGGAGGACAAGAAATGAACGGATGCGAGTTCTTCTTTTTCTTACTGGGGGTTGCATTGGACTTGACAGCCTCCGCAGCAGTCATTTTTTTAGCGGTAGCAAAAATCATGAAAGGACGTAATAACCATGACAAATAAGCAGCAGTGGCAGCTTAAAGGTTTGTGCTTGCTGGCACTGAAACGCGGAGCGATTGCAACTACTCCAGATGGGCTCATGCGTATTGCAAAGCACGTTATACGTACCAGCCCAGTTCGACAGCTTACCAAAAACAATGCACTATGGCTGGCCGACAAGGTGGCAGAGACTACCCGGGACCATGATGTAGCACCGGACAGCGTTGAATCCAATCGGATTGAACTGCGGCGTCAACTTGGAAAGGGATGGTACAATGCCTGAAAAATTGACCGTGGAAGAACTGGTTAAGGCAGTACGGTGCTGCGGTAGGCCCAACGGTGATGCCTGTAATAACTGCCCAGGTGACAAATACAAAAGCTGTACATCAGTCATGGCACAAGCTGCCGACGCATTGGAATCCCTAGTTGCCGAGCGTGACGGTTACCGGGAGCAACTTGCCGCCGCGCTTGCCGAAAATACCCGGCTGGCGCAGCAGGCGGTACCTGTGCAGTGTAAAAATTGCAAAAATGGTTGGAGTAATGGTGGATATAGTAAAAATAACACGTGGAAGTCTACAGTTCATTGCGACAAACATGGTTGCGATATGGATGCTACCGGCTTTTGCAGCTATGGCGAGAGAAAGGAGGAAAACAATGCCTGAAGAATTGAAGCCTTGTCCGTTCTGCGGTGGGGAAGCTAAATTCGGAGCCAACAAATCGTGCTGTGGAAGAACAGTTAGGATTGATTGTACAAATCCTGAATGTGGGGGTTGCGTTACTACTTTTAGCAGCAAAGCAGAGGCTACCAAAGCATGGAATCGCCGCGCCCAGCAGCCGAATGAACCGCTGACGCTGGACGAGTTGCGGAAGATGGATAGGAAGTCGGTGTACTGCGTTGGGTACAACGAAATTGTATTGGTATATATTGACGAACACAGCGACCTTTGGATAACCTTTGCGAACGGTGATCGCTTAACTGCAAGAAGCTGTATAGACAGCGCTGCATGTAAATTCTTTGCCCGCCCACCGGAAGCAGGTGAAAAGGAATGAAAGTTGAGTATGTGCAAAACCTCGACGATGAAGACATCAAAAAGCAGTGTGCGTTTGGGCTTGCTGACATATGGAGCAAGTACGATGCCGCAAAGGACCGTAAAGATACGCGTGCTATGCGCTGGTATGCAAAAGATTTTCAAGCTGTGAGCAATTTTCTGTACCAAACGCTCGGATGGACCTTCCGAGATGATTCGCACGACGGAATGGTGTGGGACATAACTGGGCATAAAGAACACGACTTAGGTGAGATTGAAGGATATAGCAAAATGCTTGCAGAACTCCGTGGCGCTGAAATTTGCCCATTCTGCGGGTCACTACTCGACAATCCACAGGAGCCCACCCCATGACCGCGCCGGACAACAGCGGAAAAATAATCCTTGACCTGTGCGGCGGGACAGGTTCGTGGAGCCGCCCATACAAAGATGCTGGATACGACGTCCGACTGATTACGCTACCGGATTATGACGTCCTTACATATGAGCCGCCGAAAAATGTGTATGGAATTTTAGCTGCACCACCATGCACAGAATTTAGTGTATTAAACTGCAAGGCAGAAAATAGAGAGCGGCATTTTGACATAGGCTTATCTATTGTAGTGCCATGCCTGCGGATTATCGCAATGTGCCATCCCAAATGGTGGGCACTTGAAAACCCGGTGGGGCACTTGATGGACTATATGGGCAGACCGCAGTTGATTTTCCAACCATGGGAATATGGTGACCCGTGGACAAAACGCACGGCAATATGGGGGGGGAACTTTACACTACCAAAAAAGCTTTACCACAGCTGGGATGATGTGCCGATTAAACTACCACTTTATACACGCCCCGGACGTGGCAAACCCAATTTTGCATATCTACACAAATCTGCGCAGAAAGACATTCCACAACTCGGATGGGCAAATCCACAGACTGATGCAGATTTCAGAGCCATCACGCCGCCGGGGTTTGCTAAAGCATTTAAGGAGGCCAACCCATGACTGCGCTTGACAATCCCTGCTACCTCTGCCGAAAACGCACACTGGGCTGCCACAGCAAGTGCCAAGAATATACGACATTTGCACAGTATCGGCAACAGGTAGCAGCGAAGAGACATCGGATAGCAACTGAAAAATCG